GTGCGTCGGCCACTGCGTTGAGCTTCGCACGTAGCTTGTCGGCCATGCTGACCAGCATTTGCAGGTGGTCCTCGGTCGGAGCACCCGTGTCGATGTCACTGAAGTCTGGGGCTGCTGTCATACGGCACTCGGGCTAAAGTTTTCACGGAAGGTCGCCTCACTCACGATGACCGTCTTTGTGACGTTCGCAGTGCTGTAGTAGACCACGGCAGGTAATTCGGTACCCAGGACTAGAAGCACTGTTTGAGTCGGCTCACCTGCGTCGTCGTTGCCTGCAAGCACGGTGAAGATTTCACCCGTGGCGTTCTCGACGTACTCTGTGTCTTGTCGGATGGGTTCGTCTGGTTCGATCATCATTTGTCCCCTGCATTTTGAGGCCGGCTACGGCTGTTGAACTCACGTCGATCGCAAGTGGTGCAGATGCGAAAATTACTTTCGTTGCTTTCCCACCGCCAGTAATGGGCGCGGGTCTTGCCTTCTGGATCGGAGTGCACGGTGCAGTTGTTCTCCGTGTTGTCTGCGCGTAGGTCTTCGTTCATGAGTATCGTGCCTCTGCTTCCTTCTTGCCTTTGAGTGCGGCCTCGTTGGTGGCCTTCTGCATCAACAGCAGTTCGATGTCGGCGTACAAGTCGTCGAGGCACTTGCTGATGGGTTTGATGGAGCGGCCGATGGCGAAGGCGTGGGAGCAAGCACCGAGGAGCGTGGCCGCGAGGCCCTTGAGCTCGTGTATCTTGCGCTCAATGTCCTTGAGTTGCCGTTCTTCGACGTGTGACATGGTTACCTCTCCACCTGGCCGTCTGGACCTACGAAGATGACCGTCTTGCCCATTGTGCCGGCGATTGCCATGAGGTCGTCCGGATTGATGTTGTCTTCGTCGCCGAAGGCTTTCACCCACTCGGCCTCGGTGACACCAGACATCAGGAACTGCCGCTGGCTGGCCGAGAGGTGGGGGAAGACGTCTTGAATGAGTCGTCCCTTGTTCTTCCACTCATCGATCTGCTGTGCGGTCACAGGCAGCTCCATGGTGTTCCAATTGCGTGTGAGCACACTCTGTCGTTTGACTAACATTTCAATTTCCTTTCTAGGTTGAGAAATTAGGCCGCTTCTGCGACCTGCGGGTGAATGTCCACTACGATGGACAGGTACTTCTTCACTTGCCGGTCCCAGACCAGCACGGGCACAACGCCGCCGTTGACCTCGGCAATGATGGCAGACGCTGCGGCGATGACGACAGGGTCACCCAAGCACAGCAGCCAGTCGTTCGGTTTGAAGTCCTGGAGCTTCGCACGTAGCTTCGCCACGGAGAGCTGAGGAGAGATCAACACCGGGCCGGATGGCAACAGCACCTCGAGGCTGCCATATTCGCGTGCTGCCGTGAGGTCGTACTTGTAGACAAGATCGTTGTAGACGTTCCGACGCATCGGATTCTGAGTAATGAAAACGCGACCGGGTTTCATGGTGATACCCTTTCTAAATGGTAAGTGGTTATTGTAGTGGAAAAGCTGGGTTTCAGTGTTCCCATACGTGGCCGATGGCAGACCGTAAAACAACGTCGCTGACGTCCTCCGCCGATCTGAGGCAACGAACAACATCCTCATCAATTGTGTGTTGCGCCATGAGGTCATAAACCTGCACGGTGTTGGCCCCGTCCGTGCGAGCGAGTCGGCTGATGGCCTGGAGTCGTTCCAGATACGAATAGTCGTTGCTGTAGAACACCATGTAGGAGGCCACGCCCTGCAGCCCGTCTAGTCCTGTGCCTCCGGCTTTCTGTTGGCCCACAAAGAATCTGCAGGCGGAGTCGTGGATGAACCGGAGCTTGCTGGTGTCCTTCTCTTTGCCCGTCATGCGCCCGTGGTACTGTGTGACCGCCTCACTGCCGCAGACCTTCGTGAGCGTGTCAACGACCATGTCAATCTCGGCACTGAACCGACACCAGATAACGAGCTTCTCACCTTCGCATTCGAGGGCTACTTGCAGCAGCTCCTGTACCTTCGGATTGGCGTCCGCCGGGATAATGGCTTGTGCTTGTGGGTTGTCGTCCGACGGGGCAAAGCCCCCGACGACCTGGGACAGCCGGATAGCCAGCGCGAGGGCGCCTTCTGTGGTCAGTTGCCCGCCGGGTGCTTGGGCCACGCCCCATCTGATGAGCTCGTCGTACAGCACCTGCTGTTCACTGTTGAGCTTCACGTAGCGGGAGGTCTCGTTGATGACGGGTTCAGCACCATTGACGTCCTCCAATGTCAGAAACGTTGCGTAGCGTTCAATGCGTTTCCGAAGGTCGCCGAGGTTCCGGTAGATGGGCCTGTCCTCCTCGTCCTTGGCAATGATCTTGGGGTAGACAGGGTTACCGTCTTTGTCCCGCCTGGCACGGCCCTTCGCAGCTAGGTTCTTCATGATGTGTTGCACCAGCGGGTTCGTTGGTGCCAGCATGGCTGCGTAGGTGGACTTGAATGCGGCCAAGCTCGAGAACCCCAGCATCGCGTCACCCATCAACTCGAACTGTCCCCATGCGGAGAACGGGTTCTGGCGGATGAGCGTGCCAGTGCCAATGCGTCGCACTCGGGCCATGCGCATCACGGGCTTGAGAGCCTTGTAGATGTCGGACTTCGGATTGCTTGTGCGGTGTGACTCGTCGTCGATGCACATATAGCGTTTCACCGTCTGCAGCAGTGCTATCAGCCGCTTGCCTCGAGGTGTCTGCAAGGCATCGAAGCTCATGGTGAGGATGAATATCGTATCCAGCGGCGGTGTTGCCAGCACTTGGCGTTCAAGCTGTTCGTATGCACGCTTGCGCATGGCCGAATAGTAGTTGCAACACACCGCGGGCACGGCACAGTGCTTGGGGACACCCTCTTCCAGCCATTGGCGGTCCACACCGTCGGGACAGACTACCAGCAATGCGTCGATGCGCCCAGCAAGGAAGTTCATGGCGGCTTGGTCCAGACCTATCTTTGTCTTGCCCGTGCCAGGGCGGCACAGGTAAGCCAAGGCGTGGCGGTCCCAGGTGCCTTCGATCACCTCCCGTTGCTTCCCTCGAGGCTCGGTACGGTACTTGAACCGTGGCGGTAAGGGTTCGGTCATCTGAACTTCGCCCCGTGGATGGCACGCTTCTGCATTGCTGTCAGCCAGCGTGTGTTCTCGGGCGTGTAGTCCTTCAACTCGTCCATGCGACATAGGACAGTGCGTGGCGGGCGTGGGCCCATGTCCTGTATGAAAGCCTCGAACGTGTGCCAGCGTTCGCACACACGCACACCTAGTGCCCCGCAGCCGGCATAGCCACTGTGACTCCGGTTGTTGCATCGAGCGTGCATGTTCTTCCAGATTTGGTAGAACGGATGGTCGCTGCGCCGGTGCCCGTCTGTCTCTGACGCTGTACGTAGGCAGCCGCAGCTCTTGATCTTTTCTTCGCGTAGGTAGCGTGCCTGGACAATCTTTTCTGTGCCGCAGTCACACCGCACAAGCATGCTTCTGTTGCTTCCGATATTCGGCCCTCGTTCAATTACTGTTAGTTTGCCAAAGCGTGTTCCGGACGGGATGTGTATTGCCTGCACTGCGTTTGTGAAGGAAGAGTTCGGCCATGAGTTCGGCCATGAGCTCGGAGGTGTTGCGTTCATTTCTCTCTTTCTGTGTGCATGCTAGTGCAGCACAAGAGGGTTAGCGTTGAGCACTAGGAACTGTTCGAGGCGTGCTTCGACCACTGCTTCCTCTGGGGTGTTCTCACGCCAGGCTTTCACTTGACGCATGAAGACTTTGCGCATGCCGCCGGTGAGGTAGGCTGTCTGCTGACTGTCCTTGCTGACGACCTCCACGCCCTCTGAGTGTAGGGCACCGCTGCCGGAGACCTGGCAGACGATGTAGTGTTCGTTTTCAAATAGGCAATTGAGTTCCATTCGTAGCTTTCTGGGGGTTTCGGTGGTGTGACTGTACCGCAAAAACCCCAGCGGGCAGTCGCGACGACCCTCAAAAATAGGTGGTAAAGTGGGGGGTTGGTTTGTACGGCTTTACCTACGTGCGACTTGCCGTAGGAATGCTTCTTCAGAAAGGTCAAGAAAGAATGCCTGCCATAGTTGGAATCACCAACGACATTGTTCTCAACGAATTATTCAAAGGCCTAGCACCAGACGAGCGCGCGATCCTTTGTTCTGTGCAAGGCAACCCGAGCGAAGCCGACCCGCGAGACTGGGTCGGTACTCCGTGGGGCGGTGGCACCTGTCCACTCAACCACCAGCGCAACAACTACGTAGCCATCAGCAGCTTCAAGGAAGAAGATGGACGGTTCAAACGTCGCAAAGCACAGTTCAGCCGAACGTGGTGCATCATGATCGACGACATTGGTACGAAGCTTTCGAAGGAAGCGTTGCCAAAAGACCTTATCCCTACGCTTGTCGTTGAGACCTCACCGGGCAACTGCCAAGTCTCCTACTTCCTTGAACAGCCAGAGCCCGACGTCGCCTACGTCACAGACGCCATACGTCAGATTATCGAGAAACTCACCGGCTGCGGTGCTGACCCTGGCATGTCGGGTGTCACCCGTGTGCTGCGACTACCCGAGGGCGTTAACGGTAAGCCCCGGGAGGGTGGTCCCTGGCAGTGTAAGACGTGGGTCTGGCGACCAGAGATAAGAACGTCGTGGGACGAACTGGCTGCCGCCTTTAGCCTCGAGAGACGAGTCAGATGCTATGTGGAGCCAAACGACGGTGTCACACTGGAACGCAAACGCTGCTACGAGCTTGTCAAGTACGCCCTCAAACGACTCGGCCGCATTAAGAGTCCGACTGGGAGTGGCTGGTTCGACATCACCTGTCCATGGATTGACCAGCACACCGCGCGTAGCAACACCGGCGCGGCGTTGGCTCCTCCCATGCAAAAGAATGGCTATATGGGTGGCTTCAAGTGCCACCACGGCCACTGTGAGAGTAAGAATTGGGGCGACCTAGAAAGCTGGGTTGCCGATGAAGTCATTAAGCAGGGCCAGCGGAGACGCGGACCCTTCTACGGAGAGAACACGTGACAGACCCACTTAACCCCGAGGACTTTAATGACGAACATGCACGGGAACGCCTTAGGCGCGAGAAAGCAAAACCGAAGGGTGAACGATTAAAGATCGTCACACCGGATCTCGTAAACCACTCAACAGTCGATGCTCTGGGGACCCTGGACACAGACCTCAAGCACGCCTTCATTCGCAAGTACGGGCATCTGTTCTGTATGGACGAGACAGGGGAGGACGGTTCTGAACTGTACGCGTTCCGTGTCGAGACAGGGCTATGGTCGAATAAAGATGTGAGGGGACTAATAAGTGCCTGGGTGTCCACGATGGCCCAGGACATTATCACGAACCAGTACGTCGTCCTTGCCACACAAATTCAGGCCACAGCACAGGCACAGGCAACAGGTGCGCAGGTAGATACACAAGAGCAAGAGCGCAATACACGTCTGCACAATAATCTCGGTAAGCTCATTCAACGCTGGGGCAAGGCCAATACCATAGCGGCGATCTCGACGCTGGTCTATAACCACTTAACCACTTATCATTCAACGCGGCAGGTTCAACTTAATCACAACCCGCGGGTGCTTAGCTGCAAGAACGGCGTTGTGAACCTTTTGACTGGTGCGTTTGACTGGCATAAGCCAAGTGACTATTTAACAAAGAGTACCGGCACGGTGTACGACGAGAATGCTGACTATAAATGGTGGGAGGAAGTGGTCTGGAAGATCTGTGCAGAGGACAAAGAGATGTACGACTTCCTTTGCGCGTGGATGGGGTATAGCACGACCGGCCTGCACCACGATCACGGTCTGTTAGTCATGGTCGGTGGGGGCCGTAACGGCAAGAGTCTGGTAATGGATGCAGTCGGGACAGCGCTCGGAACTTATGCTTGTAAGCTACCGAACGGCTTTATGGAAAAGAAGCCTCATGGCTCAGACAACACAGAGCAGTTTGCACTGGCTGGGCTGAACGGGGCACGGTTCGCCTTTGCATCCGAAGCGGCGCAAGGTTCCGATTTCAATTCAAGCATGTTAAAGGCCATCACTGGCGACGGCACAATGTCGGCGAGGCATTCCCGCAAGGACCCAAAGACATTTCTGATTACACACAAGATCACATTAGGAACAAACTACAAACCAAAGATAGAAGCGGACGATGATGCTATGTTTGCCAGAACATACTTGTTCCCAACACCAATGAAGTTCGGTCCAAAAGAAGATGTGCTTAGCGGCGCGGCCAATTACGAAATAGACCAGACACTATTGGAGAAAGCTTCAACACCGGCGGGGCGGACCGCTATATTGCGTTGGCTTGTCGTGTGTGCACAGAAGTATCTTACTGCAGGACTCAAGGTGCCAAGGGAAGTGAAGAAACAGAACGCACAACACCGCAAGGACATGGATGTCTTTGGTTTGTTTATTCAGGACGTATCGGACTACATGGACAAGGGTGAAGAGAGTGTTCTCAAGTCAATGACCGGAAGGGGTGTTCCACCAGATAGACGCGCACGTTGGGAGGCCCTAAAGCCAGAGGACAAGTGTGAGGTTGAACCTAGTGTACTCTTCGATATGTACTTGCTTTGGTGCAGGGGCGAAGGGATTAAGAACACAAAGCCTCGCTATCAACTGAAGCAGTATTTGGAGAACAGCAAGCGTATCTGGAACGATGAAGTCGAGGGCCAAGTATCGATGGAGCCGTTGAAGTTGGAGAAGGTGGGAGGGGTAGTCTACAAGTGGCGCTGGATTAAATTGTCGGCACAAGGTCGGCAACTCTTCAGCCGGGCACAAGGCAACAACGAGTACAATCGTATGTGAGTTAGGACTAAACTATAAACAGCAACACCGGCGAACATACAGAAATACAGGTTTATCATCGGTTTACCGCTTAACCCCCTATAGGGACCTCCCTTATACGTTGTATGGTGGTTTTATGAAATACCCGTATTTTCGTATTTTTGTACTTTAGCCTTAAGCGGTGGAGTGAAGTATAGGTGCGGTGTTGTTCTTGGTCGGTGTTGATTAACTTTTAAGGAGCATGATTATGATCTTAGTGCTACATCCCGAATGGCGTGCCGGTGTTGATTTCGTTCGGACAGTATTGTTGGAAGCGTATGTGGAGGTGAATCCTGGTGCGCTGCCACCAGAGTTGCAGGAACGACAAGCACGGGAAGAAGGTGATGTGTCTTGGTGTCCGGTTGTGATGGTTTACCTCGGAGTAAATTGTGTTGCGGTGTTGTTTGAGCCTGTTCAGCAGCGTGCTAAGTGGTGGATGTTGAATACGGAGAAGAAGATGGAAGCTGGAATTATGTTTCCACTGCTTCAAAATATGGATAGGGTTAGCGGAGAAGAATCCACTCGTATTGAAGACATGAACGATGGAATGATGAACTAGGGCCGCGCTTGTCGCCTCGTGGTTTTGGACCTATACTTTTCAACGTTTGCCTTTTCAAATAAAGTGATCTACTAGGCTACCATGAGTGACGACGCGAACGACTCGGAAGACCGTTCACCTGGCTGGAACCTACGCGGCAGACCACGCCATCCAGACGCTGGCCGCAAGAAGGGCGTACAGAACAAAGTGACACGCGAATTCAAATCCATCGTCCAGGACCTTATAGACGAGAACGCGGACAACGTGCGTCTGTGGCTGTCGCGTGTGGCCAATGGCCAGCCAGGCGAGGTGCAGATAAGCGAAGACGGCAGACGCGAGATCGTGCAGCTTGCTATCGCGGCTGACCCTGGCAAGGCCGTTGATCTGTTGAACAAGCTGGCGGAGTACGTGGCTCCCAAGCTCACACGCACAGAGGTGACAGGCCCAGGAGGGCAGCCACTGGCTCCGCCGGTGTTGCGTGTGACTATTGAGGGCAAGCCTAGTGAGCCAGAACCCGAGTCCTAACCTCGACACGATACTGAAGTTGCAGTACAAGCAGGGACTTGCGTTCCTGTCTAAGGCAACAGAGCTGCTGTATGGTGGAGCCGCGGGCGGAGGCAAGAGCTTCTTGATGCGTGTTGCAGCAATTGCATGGTGCGTCTTGATACCTGGCTTGCAGGTCTATATCTTCCGAAGGACGTTCCCCGACCTCAACAAGAATCACATGGAAGGGCCAACGTCCTTTCCTATGATGCTAGCCTCCTGGATCTTGTTCCGATGGTGCAAGATCAATTACGGCCTAGGACAGATTCGCTTCTACAATAATTCCGTCATCCACCTCTGCCACTGCCAGTATGAATCCGACTTGTTCAATTATCAAGGTGCTGAGATTCATGTGCTGCTTATCGATGAGATCACACACTGGACCGAGTCGATGTATACGTACCTCAGAGGCCGTGTCCGCATGGTGGGTCTCACGGTGCCTCCCGAGTATGTTGGTCTCTTCCCGCGCGTGCTCGTCTCCGGCAACCCTGGCGGCATTGGGCATACTTGGGTCAAGGCCGCATTCATCGACAACGCTTCGCCGTTTGAAGTTCGCCAGATGCCGGAAGAGGAAGGTGGGCTAAAGCGTTCGTTCATACCTGCTAGGCTCGCGGATAACCCAGCACTGCTGAAGTCCGACCCGACCTACAGAGCGCGCTTGGCTGGCCTTGGCAACCCTGCCTTGGTACGTGCCATGCTGGAGGGTGACTGGGACATCGTGGCAGGCGGTATGTTCGACGACGTCTGGCGCAGGGACATCCATGTGATGGAGCCCTTTGCCATTCCGCCCTCATGGAGTGTGGACCGTACGTTCGACTGGGGAAGCAGCAAGCCCTTTAGCGTGGGCTGGTGGGCCGAGAGTGATGGCACGGAATGCTACTTGCCAAGCGGCAAACGCTGGTCCTATCCTCGAGGCACACTGTTCCGCATTGGAGAGTGGTATGGCTGGAACGGCAAGCCGAATCAAGGGCTACGCCTCTCGGATCGTACCATTGGTGCAGGCATCATCGAGCGGCAGAAGGAGTGGGGATTGCATATGCGGTGTACGCCTGGCCCTGCGGACAGCAGTATCTTTGACGAGATCAACGGCGACAGTCCGGCCAAGCAGCAGGCGGCGCTTGGCGTGTACTGGACGAAGGCCGACAAGACGCCTGGCTCACGTATGCGACGCTGGGCCTTGATGCGCAACCGTATGACCGCGTCCCTCAAGCCTCGCATGGAAGACGCCGGCATATTCATCTTCAACACATGCCCACAATTCATTCGCACGATACCCGTGCTGCCGCGGGACGCTAAGAAGCCCGACGACATTGACACCGACGCAGAGGACCACGTCGCGGACGAGAGTGGCTACAGGCTGCTCAAGGAAGCTACAGACGCGATGACTATCAACATGGGTTTCAGCACGAACGGCTAAGGAGCACGCTATGCTATCTTCGGAACAACGAACGCTATTGATCGAGAGCAAGGAATTCATGGAGAGCGTACACGCGGGCGAGTGGGGCGGGCGTCCTGAGTGGCGCGACGTCCTCGTGCAGCGTATCACGACCACACTCACCGCGGACGACCAGCAGCAGGAGATGATCGGTGGCCTTCGCGGCGCCCTCACACGCTGGCTTAGCAAGAGCAAAGCACCATGAGCGCAGCAAGCACAGTCAACGACGTCTCGTTCAACCGTATCCCGCTAGCCACGCAGGAGCGATGGGCCGTTGTTCGTGATGTTGTGTCCGGGGACAACGCCCTGCGCACAGGCACCTATTTGCCGCAACTCAACGCCACCGACGTGAGCGTGGAGAACATTGCACGCAACACTGCTTACCGCAGCAGGGCGGTCTGGTACCCTGCCACGCAGTTCACCCTCGAGGGGCTGGTCGGGCTCGCCTTCCACCGCGACCCTGTGACCGAGCTACCCACGGAGCTCGAGTACCTGCTCAAGGACTGCGACGGTCTTGGCGTCAGCCTCTACCAGCAGTCACAGGCGGTGTTGAACAATAACCTCGCCGTCGGCAGGCATGGCCTGTTCGTTGATTGGTCCGAGGCGCTAGGGCACCCGGTCATTAAGGCCTACCATGCCGAGTCAATCATCAACTGGCGCTACGACATAGTGGATGGCAAGGCCTCACTAGTCATGGTCGTGCTGGAAGAAGATGCAGAGGAAGAAGACGGCGAGTGGGGCATCGTAGTCGTCAAGCAGTGGCGCGAGATCACACGCAACGAGTCCGGCAATGTGCAGGTGCGTCTATGGCGCGAGGACACCGGCGTCACCAAGACGAAGCGGCTTGTGTCGATGGGCACCGTGAAGGACTTGGCCACGGGGGAAGAGGCAGCAATCGAGGCGGTAGAGCTTCGCAGCCGCGGTGCGGTGTTGACCGAGATACCATTCACGTTCATTGGCTCGAACAATAACGACGCGAGCATCGACCCGGCACCGCTCTATGGACTGGCGCAGCTTAACCTGGCTCACTTTCGCAATTCTGCTGACTATGAAGACAGTGTGTTTTTCTGTGGGCAGGTGCAGCCTTGGATCAGCGGACTCACTGAGCAATGGCGAGACTTCATGCAGAATCCATTTGTGCTGGATAGCAATGGAGAGCGACGGTACACCGGACAGAAAATGTATATCGGTTCGAGGAGTCCCTTGCTGCTACCGCAAGGGGCGGCGTTCGGGATGGCGCAGGCACAACCGAACTCCCTTGCTGCGGAGGCGATGGAGCATAAGGAAGTGCAGATGATTGCCGTGGGTGCACGCATGATTGAAGGCACGAAGGCGAATAAGACTGCGACCGGCGAGAACAACGACCGCGAGGCGACAACGTCTGTCCTGTCCTTGTGTGTGTCGAACGTGAGTGAAGGGTACCAGCGTGCCATTGGCTACTGTGCACGCTTCATGGACATGGCAGAGAAGGAAGAAGGCTATGCTGATGCGTTTAAGATACAGCAAGACTTCGTCCAGCTACAGGCGAACCCGCAACTCATGGCTGAACTCACAAAGAGCTGGCAGAGCGGCCTGCTGGCTAAGAACGACGTGCGTGATTTCTTCAGGCGTCTTGGTCTTATTGCTACTGAGCGTAGTAACGACGACATTGACAAGGACGTGGAAGAGGAAGAGCCGCTAGGCACAATGGGGATGCCCGTGCCTGGCGTTCCAGGCGTCACACCGCCCGCCCTGGCGGCGACAGCAGCAGCGGCAGCGGCAGGTGGCAATGGTGCGAAGCCGATTCAGGCGGTCCCGCCGGCGCCTCCGGACCGACGTGCTAAGGCCAGGACACGCTAATGGCCGAGTCTGCTAACGAAGCACTGCGCGACGGTCAGATAGACCACTCTGTGAACCTGCGCAACTACTCCGACAGCGTGGTGCGCCGCATCATTGGCATCCTTAACCGTGCTGATGCGGGACTGTTCACGGAGCTCGTCATCAAGCTAGAGCACATGAGTCCGGAGCGCTTCACCATTAAACGCCTCGAGGTCATGCTAGAGAGCGTGCGCATACTGAACCACGATGCGTATGCAATGGTGAACGAGACGCTACGTGCTGAGATCAAGGGCCTTACCAGCCTCGAGCTACAGTTCCAGGAAGGGATGCTGGCAGACAACATG